CTCCGCGCCTGCCCTCCCTCGGGGGTGCCCCTATCCCGGTCGAGATCGTCTCCGCCGCGCGCGGGGCCGATCCATCGGGCCAGAGCGATGCCATCCGCAATGACCTCGACAAGGCAGCGACCGCCTCGGCTACCGCCGCCAACGGCGGCAGGCCAATCGCGGCCAAAGTGATGCCGGATCAGATCATCGCCAAGGTGACGGAACTCCCGGCCGTCACGGGTGAGGCGACCGTCACGCTGCAGCCGCAGCGGGTCATCGTCGAACTCAACAGCGATATGCTGACCGCCAAGATCGCGGGCGCTGTGGCGAGCCAGACGGCGAAGATGCCGTTGACCTCGTCAGGTGCGCGGCCCGGCGCCGTCTCCATGCCGGGCGCGGCCTCGACGCCAGGCGCACAGTAACCCGAGGGCGCCATGCGCAACTGGATGCAGACCCTGCGGAGGGCTTCCTTCGCCGGGGTATCCTTCTACGTGGACGACGAGGCGTTGCCCAAGACCGGGCGGCGCATCGCCGTCCACGAGTATTCCAAGGCGGAGACGCACGACACCGAGGACATGGGTCGCCTGCCCCGGGAGTTCCGGGTCAAGGCCTACATCGCCAGCGACAGCGCCGACACCGACGTTCAAAGCCTGGTCGAGGCTTGCTCGACTGAGGGGGAATTCACCCTCGTTCTGCCGTTCTTCGGCCCGCAGCAGGTACGCTGCACCGGGTGCGCGCCGTCCCACCGCAAGGATCGGCTCGGCTACGTCGAGATCGACCTCGAGTTCCTCGAGGCTTCTGGGGAGGGGAGCGCCGGCGGGGGCTACGGCCTCGTGCAACTCGGCGACCGGATCGCAGCCTCTGCCCTCGATGGCCTGGCCGACGCGGTGTCGGACGCAATCTCGACCTTCGTGCCGGACCCGATCGCGGGGCTTCTACCCGCCTTCTGACCCTGGAGCCGTGATGATCTCGCCCCCGTCCTCGGCGATCGCCGGCGCTGCGGTCGCTGCCTCGGCGCTGGCCGACGTCGTCGCCGGCCTCGCACGTGCGCTGCCAGTCCCGGCGGTGACGGTGCAAGCTGCCAGTTCGGCGTGCCGCCGCGTCGGCCGGATCGCGGCGCCTCGGCTCCTCAGCCCTTCCGACGCGGCCGCGGTCGCCACGAGCCTCGTCGTAACCGTTCAAACCCTGGCGCGAGCGGGCGGCGCCGCCGACGCCGCCGCCGGCCTCTACGGAGCCGCGGCTGCGACACGCACCTGTGCCCCTTCTTCTGCCTCACCGACCCTGACGCGAGCCTATTCCCTCGCCCGGTCGCTCTGCCTCGCGGTCGAGGTCGCCTGCCTTGGCGAGGCGTTCCTTGCGGAAGCACGGACCGGTTTTGCGGATCGCCAGTCGGCGGGTGCCGCCCGCATGCGTATCCGCCTCGCCTACGAAGACGCCGTCGACCGGATCGCGGCTGGCCTGGGACAGGACGCACTCGCGATCCTAGACACCGCTGCCCGGGAAACCTCCGCATTCCTCGTGCAGGAGGCGACGACGCTCCAGCCGGTCATCCGTGTCGAAACCGCCCGGTCCCTGCCGGCCGCATCGCTCGCGTGGTCCCTCTACGCCGACCCCGAGCGGGCGGGTGAACTGATGGAGCGCAACGGCGTCGGCACCCCCTTCTTCATGCCGGCGACCATCGAGGCCGTCTCACCGGGGGCGCGCTGATGCCGTTCGTCGAAGAAATCGTGACGCTGACTGTCGATGGGGATGTCTTAATCGGCTGGCAGGACGTGTCGGTCGATCGCAGTCAGGAGTCGGCCGAGATCTCGTTCACGCTGGGCGCGACCAACCCATCGTGGAGCGAGGAGGCGAAGCGCCTGCGCCACGGCTCGGCGGTCGAGATCCGGACGTCCGCTGCCGGCGGCCGCGCCCGCCCTGGGCGCGGCGACCTGCTCTGTTCCGGCTATATCGGCGGCTACGGGGCCAAGTATGGGCCCAAGACCAAGCAGGTCACGGTTGACGGCAAGTCTAAAGGGGCCGACGCCGTCGATTGCCACCCGGTCAAGCATAAGACTGGGCGCTTCGAGAATAAGACCCTGCTTGAGGTCGCCCAGGAACTCGACGAGGTCCGCTGCGGCTTCAAGAGCGATCAGCCGCTCGACAAGATCGTGAAGGTCCAGCGCCAGCCCGGCGACACGATCTTCCAGACCATCGAACGCGAGGCGCGACGGCTCGGCCTGATGCTCTCCGGACAGCCCGACGGTTCGATCAACATCACCCGGGCCGGCACCAAGCGGCACGCGGGCGCCCTCGTGTTGGGCGACACCCCCGTCCAGGAGATGGACGTCAAGCTTAAGCCTGACCAGAAATATTCGCACTACGTGGCGCGCGGTCAGCGGGCCCGGGGCACCGGCAAGGATGCGCTGCGCCAAGAGGAGACGGAGCGCGATCCCAGCGTCAAGCGCAACCGGCCGCTGCTGATCATCCCCGAGGGGGATTGGACCAAGAAAGAACTGAAGAAGCGCTTGCGTTGGGAGCGCCTGCGCCGCGCCTCGTTCGGCACGACGATCAGCGTCAAGGTATCAACTTGGCGCGACGAGGCCGGGCAGTTGTGGGAGCCTGGCCGGCTCGTGGCGCTCATCAACGAGCCTGAGGACATCGACGGCGACTACACCCTGCAGACGGCCAACCTGCGTCAGGGCGGCGAGGAGGGCACGGTCGCCTACCTCACCTTCGTCGATCCGAAGGCGGTCGGCGGAAAGGAAGGCACGGACAAGTCGGACGGGGCCTTCGACCCCGGCGGTGGCCTCGACGACGAAGGGGAGGGTGAGGAGTGAGCCGCACCAACCTGTTCCGAACCGAACTCACCGGGGTCGACGACACCGGCGAGCTGCAGCTCGGTTCGGGCACGGGCTACGCCAGCGACGACTTCGACAAAGTCCATGTCGTTCGCCAGCACGGCCTTGCGAGCCATGCGCCCAAGGGCTCGCACGGCATCGGCATTGCGGGCTCCGGCGAGCGAAGCCTCGTCGCCTTTCTCGGGCTGGAAGACCCCAACAGTCGCCCGCGCAACCTCCAGGAGGGCCAGACGGTCCTCTACGACAGCACGGGCAATGCGACCCGCATGCTCGGCACCGACGGGATCTGGCACGACGCCGGCGCCCGCGCGCAGAAGATGACCGGCGACACCCTGAGCCTTCAAGGCAAGAGCGACGTCAGCTTCGGCTCGACCGGCGGCAAGACCTATCTCGGGGGCGACGGCAAGACGGGCAGCTATGCCCGCGTCATGACCGAGAACGGCCCCTCCCCCTTCGTGTACGCCCGGATCGGCTGAGGCCAAACCCCATGCAGTTCACTCTGACGCCGCTCGCGGATGCGGGCGTGAGCGTGCTGCCGCCCGATATCATTTGGAACGGCATCGTCGGCGACTTCGCGATCTCCGGCGGCGGCGACGACGGGCCGGCTGGCGGCCTCGTCTCCGCAAACCCCCTGCGCACCGCTGTCTTGCTCTTGCTGTTCACCGATGCGCGCGCCGATGCTGCGAGCCTGCGCTTCGAGCACCAGAACGACCGCCGCGGCTGGCCGGGCGATGGCTTCGACGTCGATAGCGCCGCCGGCGAGGCCCCGCTCGGCTCGCTCCTCTGGCTCTATCGCCGGTCCGCCCTCTTGGATGTGACGGGTGCGGAGATCGAGGCGGAGGCCTACCGCGCGCTCAAGCCGCTCATTCGCCAGGGCGTGGCTGCGAAAGCGATCGTCTCTGCTCTCGTCGACAAGTCGGCGGGGCGCGTGGCTCTGACTGTCAACCTCTACGGCCGCGCGGGCGCTCAGGTTTACGCGGACCGCTTCGATATGCTCTGGAGGCGCTCCGATGGCGGGCTATAGCGTTCGCTCGCTCGCCGAGCTGTCCCAGGCGGCGAGGAAGTATTTCACGCAATCGCTCGACGGCGCGATCGCGAGCGTCTGGGCCAACACCTTCACCGTGCTTGCCAAGGTCCTGGCCCTGATCGGCCAGGGGCTGGAATTGCGCCGCAAATGGCTCGTCCGGCAGATCTTCGCCTCGACGGCCGATCGAGCATGGCTCATCCGCCACGGGTTCGAGTACGGATTGCAGCCTGGGGCGGCCGCAGCCGCTTTCGGATCCGGCAGCGGTCCCGCCGTGCCAAACCTTAAGATCCCCGCAGGCCTGCAGTACGTCCGTGCCGATGGCGCCGTCTTCAACGTCATCGCGGCCGTCGCGGCCACTGGCGCCACGGTCAGCCTCGATCTCGAGGCGGATGTGGCAGGAGAGGCCGGCAACACGGATGCCGGTACGAGCCTAGCGCTTTCCGACCCGGATGACGCGCCGGCTGGGACGCCGCTGACGCTGACCGTCGATGCCGCCGCCGACGGCACCGGCCTTTCCGGGGGCCTCGACGAGCAGGACATCGAGGCGTTCCGCGCCGAGGTGCTCTACCGCAAGCGCAACCCGCCCCAGGGCGGGTCGGCAGCCGATTACACCGCCTGGGTTCTCGCCGCCGTCCCGACGGCGGTGGCGGTCTTCGTCGACAGCTTCCAGAACGACAGCCGGTCGGTGTGGGTGCAGTTCACCGTCTCCGATCAGCCCAACGGCATCCCGACGGCCGGCCAGGTGGCGGCCGCGCAGGCCTACGTGTCCGACCCAATCCGGCGCCCGATCACGGCGCGGGTGTTCGTGTCCGCCTCGGTGCCGCTGCCGGTGCCGGTGGTGATCTCCAGCCTCTCGCCCGACACCCCCGACGTCCGCGCCGCGATCGATGCGGAGATCGCCGCCGTCTTCCTCGACCGCGGCGCTCCGGGCACGCCGTCCACGCCGTTCGTGCTCTCCGCATCGTGGATCGACGAGGCGATTTCGCGCGCCACCGGCGAGGACAGCCACGACCTCGTGTCGCCCGCGACCGACCTGACCTTCACCGCCGGTCAGTTGCCGGTCCCTGGGGTGACCTCCTACCAGTAGCGGAGTCAGTGGGCGTGAGCGACATCCCGTCCGGCTGGCCCTGCGCCGGCCTCCCTGCCAACCCGCCGTCGGTCGTCGACCTCGAGGCGCAGCCCACCGCTGACACCCTCCTGCCGCAGGTGCTGGCGCTCACCCCACGCGGGGTCGCCTGGGGCACCGACGAGGTCGGCGACGGCACGGGCGCCTCGCCCGTCCTGCGGCGGTTTTGGCGCGGGATCGCCGCCTTCGCGGCCGATCACCTCGGCCTCGACTGGCAGGCGGCGACGCAGACCTTCCCCTCGGCCGTGACCTACACGCTCCCCGATTGGGAGCGGGAACTCGGGCTTCCCGGCCCGTGCGGCACCGGCGAGGGCGGCGCTCCCGCCCGGCAGGCCGCCGTGCGGGCGCACTTCGCCGCGCTCGGCGGCCAGTCGCCCGCTTACATGGTCTGCGTCGCCGCCGCAGTCGGCTACGCGATCACGATCGAGGAGCCGACACAGTTCTTCGTCGAGGAGAGCGAGTGCGTCGGTGCCGACCCGCTCGAGGTTTGGTTCTACGCCGATGGCGGGGACGGCAACGCACTCGACAGCTACGATCTCGCCGAGATCTACGCCCTGTGTGACGACGCAACCTGCGACGACACGCTGATCGAGGCGTTCGTGCTGGCCGGGCTCGGCGATGGAGACCCTCTCGAGGCTCTCGTGCTCAGTCCGGCCCCCGATGCCGCGGGCGATCAGGTCGCCGGCGGTCTCATCGAGAGCTACGGGTTGTGTGACGACGCGGCCTGCGACGACACCCCGGTCGAGAGCGCCGACGACGACCCCAATGGCACGGTGTGGCGCTTCTGGGTCGTCCACGTCGCGAGCGTCGGCGATACGTGGTTCACGCCCGACTCCAGCGAGTGCGACTTCGACCCGGTCGAGGGCTTCGTGCCCGCGCCCGACCTCGAGTGCCTGCTGCGGGGTATCTGCCCGCCGCACACCCAGCTCGTCTTCGATTACGCCGCCGCGGCCTGAGCCGCGCGCCTGATCCGCCTTTCGCCGCGGGGGCTCCTGCCCTCCGCGATCGCCGCCGCACGCCCTCAACCCCCCGGGGACAGCACCGATGCTCTATAACCCGCCCACCGGCTCGACGGACCCGAACGCCGCCTTCATCGGCAAGAACGTGGCGGCGGGCATCCAGGGCTCGCGCATCCCGCCCAAGGCCGTCGAGGCGCCGCAGCGCGAATTCGTCAACCTGATCGTCGAGGCGGGGATCTCGCCCACGAACTCCGACTTCGCCCAGGGGCTGCGCGCAGTACGCTCGGGCAAGTTCACGACCTTCGACGACCAGGGATCGCAGAACCACCTCTGGATCCAGCCGATCACCACGCACACGCAGCTCGTGCGGCATCTGCCGTTCCGGATCTGGCCCGCCTACACGAACTCGGGGGCGGCCTACCTCAAGGTCAACACGCTGGCCGAGGTGCCGATCCTGCGCCGCGACGGCTCGGCGATCCAGCCCGGCGACATCGTGCGCGGTGTGCCCTTCGACGTCATCGCCGACGGCAACGGCTACTTCCGCCTCGTGAACCTCGCCCAGAGCGAGGTGCCGCGTATCGTGCCGGCCCCGACCCTCTATGTCCGTCCGGACGGGGCCGACACCAACGACGGCTCGGCCAACGACGCGGCCCACGCTTTCCAGACGATCGACGCGGCGGTCCGCCAGGGCCGGGCGCTGTACTACCTGCTCGGCTCCGTCCTCACGATCCAGCTCGGGACGCCCGCCTCCTACGCACCGCCGAGCCAGATCCTGCCTGGCGCCGGCACCGTCGTCGTGCGCGGCGACCCGGCCGCGCCCGGCTCCTACACCCTGACCAGCACCGGGCCCGCGACCACCGGCGGCGCCATCGCGCCGGTGATCGGTGCGACCGTGAACTATGTTGGCTGCCGCCTCTACAACGCCGGCACAGGCAACCACTCGCTGCTGGCGACCAACAACGCGGTGGTGCGCTGCGACTACACGGTGTTCTCCTCGATCGCCGGGAACCCCAACGCCCACATCATCGCCTCGGAGGGTGGCTCGATCACCATCGGCACGGGCTGCTCGTGCGATGGGAACATGGGCTACCTGTTCTATGCCCTGGGCGGCTCGATCTCGCTCGGCGGCACGAGCTTCACGCTGAACGGGACGCCAAGCTTCGCGACCGCGACGGTGGCCGCGAGTTCCTCGGGCGGCAAGGTGACCCTGGCGACGGGCTCGAGCTTCTCCGGCTCGGCGAGCGGCCTTCGCTACACCGTCAACCTCAACGCCACGATCAACACCTTCGGCGCGGGCTCGAATTTCATCCCGGGCTCGAGCGCCGGCACGACCTACACCGGAGGCCAGTATGCTTGAGACGGACACGTTCAACCCGCACGACTGGCTCTGGTCGGCCGACGACGGACGGATCTACTCGAGCGCGCAGGGCGGCCTCGTGTCGGCGGACGACCCCCGGGTCGTCGCCTGGGCCAGCGCCGGCCGCCTGCCGACCCGCTGGCCCCGGGACGATGCCGGCACGCAGACGGTCGCCGCGCTCCAGATGGTGCTCGACGATTACGGCCTGTTCGCCGACCTCGCCGGGTACGCCGCGGCCAAGCGCTACGCGGTGGAGACCGGCGGGATCACCGTCGCCGGCGCCCGCATCGCCACGGACCGCGTGTCCCAGGCGATGATCGGCAACGCCTTCGCCTACGTGCAGGCCTCCGGGGCAGCCACCGTCTCCTACAAGACCGATGGTGGGTTCGTGACCCTCAGCGCCGACCAGATCAAGGTCGTGGCGCTCGCCGTCGGCGCGCATGTCCAGGCATGCTTCGCCGCTGAGGACGCGGTCGATGCTGGCATCCACGCGACCCCGCCGACGATCACCACCGGCGCCCAGGTCGATGCCGCCTTTGCGAGCCTGACCTCCGCCTGACGCGCCGAAGTGCCGTGGCGGACCTCTCTCACACAGGAGCGTCCGCCATGGCGCGTTACTACGTCTTCGCGACGCAGGCCGGTGCCCAGGCCTGTGCCGATCGCATCTGGGGTCGGCTCAAGGGTGCCTGCATCGCGCAGGGCTACACGGTCGACGCGGCCTCCGGCGGGATCGTCGGCAAGGATGGCGCCGGCCGCGACGTCCTCGGTGCGCTGACGCTCGCCTGGGACGCCCCCCGGCAGCGGGCCGACGGTAAGTGGGTCGTGCGCCATTCTGCGGCCGTGCCGGGCCAGACC